TTGACGATAAGCCAAGCGGATAGGCGGCGATGCCCTTTACCAATCGCTTGGAAGGTGATGCGCGTCCTTATACCAATCGAAGACCAAGCGAAGTTGGCGACCAATTGTCCTGCCTTCACTTTTAGACATGTCTTTAATTTCTTCGTACACCTCTCGTGGTACGAGGATGCTTTTCCAACGTATGATTGACTCGGCGGGGTCGTAGTCTTTCGGAGCTTCGTCCACCTTCTCGACAGTCGCTTCGATGTCTCGGATGGGTTGCTTCAGCCATTCGGGGTCGTTGCCCTTCATGAGCCATCCCATAACTTCGGCGCGTTCCCATCGGTTGACGGTTTTTGGGCCGTAATTTGTGGGGCGCTTGGTTTTCTTAGGTTTAGGGAAGGAGCCGTTTTTAATCCGCCGATAGATGGTGGGGACAGAAACCTTCGCGATTTGTGCGACTTCTTCGATGGTGAGTAAATCTTTCATATCTTTCTCCGTGTGTACCTCACGGAGTAGTGTATGCGATTTTATCGGAAAAAGTCAACTAATGTATTTGATCGCTGGGTTGAGCAGAGATAATTGTTGCTTCGGAATGTTGTGCGGCGTTCGTGATACAGGAAGAGAGGAGCCCCATCGCAGAGGGCGTGTCGGGCGACACAGCGATTAGATGAGTAATAATTTGAGTCAGGGCTCCTCCGAGAGCCGGGCCTTTGTCCAAGCCCATAGCATCGAACTCTGCCAGCAATTCTGCTGTGCAGTCAGCGGCGTGGAAGAAATGGTCTTTTGCCTGTTCTTCAGCCATTGAGCATTCGCTGCCATGCTTTTTCAATTTCGTTAAGCCTTTCACGTTTCCGTTCTGGTTTCATCGTATCATCTTCTTCCACTTTAATCATGGCCTCGTTTACAACACGATTGATCTGTGATACGGCCCAGCTCCAGTCGATTTCGCTTACTCGCTTTTCGGCTTCCATGTATCCACCTCCGCATACCATTTACCGCTACGGCCTTCGCTGACTTGCAGGTTAAGCCACTCGCCTTCTTGATTCGTGAGCCACGCGATAAGTTCTTCGCGCTTGATACTGAGTTTACATTTCACCCAGTCGGGTGCTTTTTCGTCGGGTTGCTTGGCAAGCAAGCCATCCACAAAGACTTTCTGGTTTTCCATAGTTTTCCTCTTTTACAAAAAAATGCCCCTAGACGGGGGCAACCGAACTAGGGGCAGGGTCTAACTACGGAGAACACCACTGTTTTGGTGTTCGCAGCCATTATACGCACAAGTGTATGGGATAAGAAACACTTAATCGCATACATCATATGGATATTCTGCCCCGGGTATTTTGTCTATGATCGTTAGCCGACAGTTTTCGCACCCCAGCCTACAGGTTGCGTATCGCGCATCTGGATCATCCGCTGGTATAAGCGACCATGGGCACTGCCAAGCAGTTTCTTCTTCCTGATAGGTGGTTAGGGCGTGTTCAATCATCGTTGCCAGCGTGTAGCCTTTCCCGTGGTAAGCCGTATGTCCGAGGTCTTTAATCTCATTAAGCTTGTTGACCAGCGCATCCGCCTTCTCTATATTGACTTGTAGTTGCTCGATCTTTTTCTTGCCATCGAGCAGGTTGGCAACACACTCTCCGGCAAACTCGATAGCCGTGTCTGCATGTCCGGTGCTGAATCCGTTGTCTATGCAGAGTTTACAAAGGCGCTCCAGATCAACCTTTTCACTGTCATCACTCATTCCGGCACCCCCGCATACCTCAAGAGCACCTCGCAGGCATCTCGGATTTCTGCGTAGTCGGCGGCATCCTCGTCCAGTTCTTCGATACACTGCTTTGCGATATCTAGGTGGGTTTTGAGGAAGTGCTCAATCACCTCATCTTCAAACTCGGGTGTTATAATGTCGTATATGTGCATATCAGCTCCTATATAAGTGCAGACGCTCAAGCTTATCGGCTGTTTTCTTTTGAAGGTGCATTTCCTGCATGATGCGCGTCCTTATACCAATCGAAGACCAAGCGAAGTTGGCCACCAATTGTCCTGCCTTCACTTTTAGACATGTCTTTAATTTCTTCATACACCTCTCGTGGTACGAGGATGCTTTTCCAACGTGTTGTATCCATTAATTTCTACTCCAGAGCCCCGGATTGTCTACGATATTATAGGAGAATATGCAAGAATGCAAGAAAAACCCCTTTGTTACACCCCATTCAAAATAAATTTACAAAAATTAATTTCCGAGTCGTGATTCTGAACAAAAAGTTCGTCAAAATGACTTTGGGGCAATCGCAAAGAGTTTGTTATTTAAAATGCACAAAAAGCACCGCGATGGAAAAATATGCGAGTTAATTCTTGAGGAGTATCTTTTCCGTAAAGGATGGTGGGTTTTTAAACCTATCGCAGAAACAAGTCCAGCCGACTTCATTGCACTATCGCCTTCGGGCGATATTTTTTTGTTTGACGCAAAGAAAGATAGTCAGCGGAAAAACCCTAACCGTAAAAAATGTCGCATCTATCGCCCTCGCAGCGACGTTCAAAAAATGTTTAATGTCCGCATGGCTTACGTGAACCTTGACACGCGGGCCGTGGTCATTGTGCCGCGATTATAAGATCACTTGGCTTCGCCCCAAGACGGACCTATTTCCACGTCGCACTTAGACGGCACTTCAAGCGGAACAGCGCTTTCCATCACCTTGGCGATTTCGTTCGCCTCGTCCACACTTTTGACTGACATGGCGATCTCATCGTGGATTTGGATCATGGGCAGTTTGCCCATCTTGTAGAGGTCCACCATCGCTTTTTTGGTCATGTCGGCAGCCGATGCTTGGATCAAGCGGTTAAGTGCTTTGTACGTGTACGCTCGCTTCAACCGGGTTGTCGCACCGTAAGTGTCGATAGCTTCTTTGTACGGCAGCGCCTTGTTCATGGCGAAGGTATCGGGCTCCCATAGATCGAAGCGGCACTTGCGTCCAAGGATGGAGCGCAGCGAACCGCCAGACGATTTCTCATTGAGCCGGTTCATAACGCCGGTCATCAATCCCTTAACGAACGGAACCCGGTCGTGGTATTGCTTCACCAGTCCCTTGGCCTCCTCCACAGGGATGTCTAGCTGCTCTGAGAGCTTGTTTACCCCCATGCCATACATCATGCCAAGGTTGATCGTTTTAGCCTGCTTACGTGGAATGCTGGCCATCTCAGCCACCATGGTGTGGAAGTCTGTGTCCGGGTCGTTGGTGTACGCGTCCACAAACTCTGCCGCGCCGTCCAGTTCGATACCTCGCATTTTCCCGTATACATGCGCATAATGGGTCAAGATGCGTGGTTCCTGCTGCGAGAAGTCAATGGCAGCCCACTGCTCCCCTTCTTCTGGGAGGAACAGGCTACGGATCATTGGACCAAGTTCTGGGTCGCGGGCCGGGATTTGTTGAAGGTTGGGGTTGGACATTGAGATGCGGCCAGAGACTGTGCCGCCATCGTCGGAGCGAATTTGATTGATATGACTGTGTATTCTGCCGTCAGCGTGGCAGTGCTTCATGATGGTGTTGATGAAGGTGCCGGATGTCTTGTTCAGATTCCGCGCTTGGACGATGAGCTGCGCGAGGGGATGATTGTTCTCTTGGAGGAAGAGCTTAGTGAAGCTCGGTGCGCCTTTTTCGGTTTGTGGATAATGGATGCCGACTTTATCGAACGCTTTAGCGAGCGACTGCGCAGCCCAGATTTCCACGTCTCCGCCAACGATATTCTTAATTTGCTTGAGGACTTCCCGCTCTCGTTTGAGCAAACTATCCCTCGTTCGCTCTACCCGGTCGGTATCGACGCGGACGCCTCGCATGGTCATGTCAACGAGACATGGGAGGAGATCAAGTTCGAGATTTGCGATAGGCCAAAGGTCTTCTTTGCTAAGGTGTGTGGAGAAGAAGTTCCAGAGTTCGAGGGTCAGTTCAGCGTCGCCTTCGCCGTAAGGTCCAACATACATGGCTGGCATCTTCCACATTTCAGCTTTCGGGTCGATACCGAACTCCCGGGCAGCCTCGACGAGCGCCTTCTCTGACTTCACCTTGTTGAGGTGGTCGTAAGCTAGGGCGTTCAGGCTGTAACTGAATCTGTTCTCGTCGAGCAGCGATGCGACAAGCATGGTGTCGATGACGCGGCCTTTGACTTCAAAGCCCATCTGCTTGATCCACCCAAGGTCGTACTGGGCGTTGTGCATGATTTTGTCTGCCGGGCACTCAAAGACTTTCTTGAGCCACCGGTTAACAATCTTCTCATCTAAGTTACCTCCGCCCATGTGACGCACGGGAAGGTAGCCGGACCAACCGTCTACTGCGACGGCATAGCCCACCACTTCCCCGTCCCCGGTTGGCCAACCCGGACCATTTGTTTTTAGGTTCGGGTCGCGTGTTTCGACGTCGATGGCAATCTTATTTGCCGACGTGATGTCCGGTAGTTCGAGCGGTGGAACCCACTCACTCTTCGGTGCGAACATCGTCATTTGTAATCCTGACACTGGCTTCTCCGCCCAGCGCAGCGTAGCCACAAATGTCTAGCCATGAGTCCTCGTGCGCTGGAGTTACTATTAATCGGGCAAGCTTAACAGCGATCATGCACTGATAAACCTGCTCGGGGGTGACGTCAGTTTCAAGAAGGACTGACCATAATTTAGCGATACGTTGATGGTTTTCGTAGGCATCGCCGTAGTCCGCGGCCCGCTCACCATTAATTATCTGCTCTGCTTTCTGTAGGATTTCTTCCGGCTGCATCCGTCTGCCTTCACAAATTCTTTGCGCTCTTTATCCCACTCAAACCGTATGCCTTCGGTTTCCTCGTCGGGAATGCTGGGGTCCGTCCATCTTGCTTTGGCTCGGTAATTAGCGAGGTCGGCTACGCCGTTCTCTTCAAACAGCTTGCGGCGCTTCTCCTCGTATTCTTTCCACTCGGTCCACGACTGTTTCATTTTCTCAATATGAGTAATCATTCTACCACCACATCATTGTATGTCTCGAACCACACCTTAGCACCACAAGACAGGGGCTTTTCAGGACTATAGACGAACGCACCTACTACATATCCACGGCTGTCAATTACCGTCGCCTTTTGGCCTTTACGGTTCTGCTTGTAGTCCTTGACAGTCAGTACTGGCTTGTCATCACCCTTGGCATTAGCCTTGATGTTGTGCTGGTTCACGTGAACAATAGTCTTTCTCATATTTACTCTCCGTCGTAGTTATAGAAAGCCGTATCGAACTGGCGTAAATTGTCACTACGCTCATCACTCATCGGTATGATGCTGATGACGTGTGTTGGCTACCCACTTTCTTGAACTGGTAGGGGTTCTCTGGGTCGCGTTCCCAGTCATCTTGTATGTGGTTGGCCGTTTCGTTGTGATACGGCTTCCAGCGGTCCACGTCTACATCATCGTCCTGCGGCATGAATGCCAGAAGCTGTTCATTAACACGGCGCATAACAATGTTGACCAGTGTGGTGTGATTAAACTCATCTTCCATATTGATAAATTCTTCGCCTTCAATTTCGTCTGAGTAGTTGTTGTAGGCGTACACCTGTTCAGTCTGACCCGGCAAGGGGCCGGTCTGGATGCGCACAACAAAACGTGCAGGATCATTCGACTTATCACCGTCGTTGAGGTGGTCCTTGGTGCCCATGTGTAGCTGCACGTTAGGATTCTCGTCTGTGTGCGTGTGGTACAGCCGGATGTTTTCGTCTGCGTTTATAGGTAAAAGCTGCTTCAAAAACATAGTAGTTCCTCTCTTTGGTTTAGTAGTTGCTCTCTTTGGTTCAGTGTACTGCTTAGGAGCTCACAGCTCCTCACTCGTCATCTATCTCCAATAACTTGGCCCTGTAGTGTACACAAAACGCTTAATCTTCATAGGTCATAACTCCTTGTTACATCTTCGGCGTCTACGATGTACAGATTACGCCGTGTTCTTGTGACGCCAACATAGAACACGCGATGCATGTCATCAGGATTGATGCGCATTTCATCGTCGGCTGCTGGGCTGAGGTCCGTGAATAACACGACGTTATCCGCCTCACCGCCCTTTGAGCCGTGGATCGTGGACGCTGTAATGCGGGGTATGCTATTGAACTTCTCGCCCCTGCGCAGCAGTGCAGTGATGTAGGCCCGGTCTGTCTCGGGCAGCTTGTCCATGGCCTCGGACCAAATCATGTCTTGGGTGGCCAGCAAGCCGTGATCGGTTACGAGGTCGCCCATTTTCACGAGGTCGGTGTCGTCGATGCCGGGCAGCTTTTTGTAACCTCTGGTAACACGGTTACCGGTGGACATGTAACTGTAAATGATCCGTGCTACTTTTCCGGACACTTCGCGGCCTTTTCGTAGCTGTTCCCAGCCGTTGATGGCCTCGCTCACCTTCTCACTGATGGACCGTTTGCCGCGGTACGTGAAGAGGTAGCCGCCGGACTTAAGGTCGTTGTACACGGGCTGAAGTTGGTAGGCGGCCTGCGACAAAATCAACCAAGACCCTTGCGTCATGTCGAGGGAGTTAATTGTGTTGATCCGCGCCACTTTCCCGGGCTCCTCACGGGGCTTGTATACCTTCGGGAATCGTCGGGAAATGCGGCGCACGACACCCTCCGCAATGTTATGCACGGACCGTGGGATGCGGTACGACTGCGACAGTGTTTCGCTACCGCCCGGTAAGTTAATGAAATGGTCTACGTCAGCACCAGCCCAGCGGTATATCGCTTGGTCATCATCGCCTGCGCAGTACATGCGCTCGGATTGCTTATCCAGAATGTGGGCGATGTCCCACTGTAGGGGGCTCAAGTCTTGTGCCTCGTCGAGGAAGCACAGGTCGAACGTGGGGCAGAACTTGTCGGCACCTTTGGCAAAGTGTTCGAGCATGTCCGTGAAGTCATATAGGCCCATCGCGTCCTTATATGCGCGTAGGCTTTTGTCCACGTAGTTGACCGTGTTCCAGTCGGGTTCGATGTTGCTCATGTTGTACTGCTCGCGCAGGGGTGCTTTGCGCAGCCGGGCTAAGTTAATTAGGCCAAGTATCGGGTCGCTGCTGGTGACAAGGGTGGGAATATCTTCATCGAAATTGGTGTTCTTGGCGCTGCCAAGGGACACGCCAATGCTTCTACTTAGCTCCCGGTAGTGTTCATCCTGCATCACCTGCTCTGGGCGTATGTCAGTCATCGTGAGAGCCAGACTGTGAAGCGTTCGGAAGAAGATAAGGTCTTTCTTAGGGTCAAGATTAAAGCGCTCTGCGGCGCGTTCCTTGGCCTCATTGGCCGCCTTACGTGTAAAGGCTAAGAAGGCGATCCGTTCTGGTGCAGTGCCTTTTTCGAGTGCGTCATCCACCATGTTGAGCAGGGTCGTAGTTTTACCCGTGCCCGGTGGGCCAAATATTCTAAACATTATGGCGCCTCTAATTTTCTGACAATCTGGCGGATGCGCTCCCGGGACAGGTTCATTCGTCTGCCTATGGCGGCGAACGTCATACCGCGCTGATACATTCTTAGAATTTGCATATTGCGGCCTGCTAACTCTACCTTGGTCAACTTGGTCAAAACGGTGCCTCCCCTTGATTACCAAACTGCGGCGGATCAAGGTCAATCTCCACGCTATCGAACGCAGGGATTTGCCAGACACGTACTGCTCGGCCTTTAATCTTCAACACTATGCTTTCACCGTTGATGTCGCGTAAACGCTGGGCGATCTTGTGCGACTTGTACTCAAAGAACTTATTCTTGCGCAGAAAGGCTTCAAAGTCTTTAAGCCGGAAGAAGGTGATGCCCTGCTCTTCATCGGTCCATGGGCGGCGTAGCAGGATTTCTTCTTTGTCTTGCGCCTGCTGTAGGTGACGGCAGAACTCTTCAAGGTAATCGTAGAACTGACCGCTGATGCTGGCGTCTTGTGCCACTTCAATGATGGCGCTTTCGTTGTCGCGCATCTCAGAGAGCAAGGTGCTGATCCTGCTTTCCCACATTGTTTTCTGCACTGACTGCGGCATGAAGTTAAGCTGCTCCATGCAAGCCTTTTGGAACATGGCTTGGTTCATCAGCGCGTCGGTATCTAGCTCCAACGGTTCGCCATTCACGTCCATAAACCAGACGGGCGGGGTGGAGTTGTATTTACGGAGGTTTGCGATGGTTGCGCCAGCTACCGCAGCGCCAACACCAAACTTGCGGGTACGACAAAGCTCTTTGTTGCAATGTGAATTGATCGGAGCGTCGCTGCATTTGTAAGCGTAATCTTTGCGGTCTAGTTGCTTGGCAACTATGTTGACCTCCGG